AGTCGTATGTCTCGTAAACAACGAAAGGTAATAAAATGTCAGAAGAAAAAGAAGAATGGAGTGAAGTAGAAGTTAAAGCTCCAGCTAAAGAAGAAAAAGTAGAATATGAAGTAGAAGGTGAAGAAGGTGAAGAAGATGAAAAAGTTGAAACTCCTTCGCCTGTTGAAGCAAAAGAGGAAGTTAAACCAGATGAACCTCCAAAAGAAGAAACACCTAAAGAGCTTGAAGGTGTAGAAACTAAAGGAGCACAAAAAAGAATAAGACAATTAGTTAAGCAACGTAAAGAAAGAGATGAACAACTTGCTCAACTAATACAACAAAATGAACAGCTTACTAATAGATTAAATAATACAGAACAAAAATTTAATACTGTTAATAAATTAAGTTTAAATGCAAGTGAAAAACAAATAACAGATAAGTTAGAACTTGCAAGAGGTGCATATAAAGCTGCTCACGAAGAAGGTGATTCATCTAAGATACTACAAGCTCAAGAGTTTTTAAATGAAGCACAAAATGATTTAAAATCTTTAAGTGCAACAAAACAACAATTTGAACAACAACCTGTACAACGACAACAACAAGTACAGCAACCACAATATCAGCCACCTATGCCTACACCAGATCCAAAGGCAGAACAATGGGCAGCTAATAATGAATGGTTTGGTCAAGATCAAATTATGACTGTTTCAGCTTTAGCTATAGATGGACAGTTAAAAGACGAAGGATTTCAGCCTACAGATTCAGAATATTATACTGAAATAGATCGTAGGTTAAAAGAAACATTTCCTCATAAGTTTGCAGCACAAGCTGCTACAGGTGGGGAAGTTCGCCAGCAGGTAGAAGCGTCAAAACCTGCTCAAGTGGTTGCTGGAGCATCTCGCAGCTCTCCAGGTTCCAGTAAAAAGGTTAAGCTGTCAAAAGAAGATATTAGACTAGCTAACAAATGGGATATACCACTTGAACAGTATGCTCTTGAAAAACAAAAGTCTGAACAGGCTGATGGAGAGTATACAACAATTAATATGCAGCGTGGAGGAAAATAAATGACACGAGTTAATAGTACACGTAGTACTGATCAAAGAGAAAATAAAGCTAGAGAAGAAGTTGAATATACATTTGAAGAGCAAGATGCTCTTTATATACCTGATGCAGTTCATAATCGTTTCGCCAACGAGGATATGACACTTGGATGGTTAAGAATGACTCTTAAAGGAAAAGATGACATAAAACATATAGGTAAGAAACTGCAAGAAGGATGGGTATTCGTTGATTTAGCTGAAGTTCCTGAAATAAGTGCAACATCTGTCGTGAGAGATGAAGGTAGATACGCAGGGGTAGTCTGTCGTGGAGACGTAGGATTAGCAAAAATCCCAACTGGTAAATACGAAGCTAGAAGTAAGTTTTACAGAGATAAAAGTAGAGCCATGAATGAAGCTATTGAAGCTCAACTTATGGGTTCTAATAATTCTCGTATGCCTATTTCTAATAACAGTAAATCAAAAGTAGTAACAGGAAGACAACCTAACTTTCAGGACTAATCCTCTTATTACTTAATATAAGGAGAAAGAAGATGGCAGCAACTAATGCTCCTCGTGGTCTTGTACTAGCGAGAAAAAATGGTGCTGGTTCTAACTCTACTGGAATTACAACTATTAATTGGAATAATGCTCATTTAGCACCAAGTGCAGGTTTACCTAGTGATATATTTACAGGTGATCCTCTTTGTTACCAAACATCTACAGGAACTATTGTCGCAGCGACAGTAGCTGTAGGAGTTAAAACTATTGGTGTTTTCCAAGGTTGCAGTTACGTTGATGGTTCAGGCGATCAACAATTTAGTAGATATTGGACTGGTGGAATAACAGCTACAGATGTAAAACTTCATGTAGCTTCAGATCCTAGACAAACATATTTTGTACAGATGGATGCAAGTGTAACTTTCGCAGCTACTATTGCAGGTTTCCCTCATAATACTGCGTTTGTAGTAGGAACAGGTTCAACAAGAACAGGTCAAAGTGCTTATATGGCAGATGCAGATGGACAAACTGTATCTTTTTCAGCTATGAGAGTTTTAGATAGAGCACCTTGGGATACTGGTGTAGCAGCTTCAGCTACTGCAACAGATGCATTCCCTTGGTATGAAGTACGTCTAAACAATCATGTTGATAACTTTGTAACCACAACATTGCTAATGGCATAAGGAAAGGAATAATTAAATGGCTATCAATAGAGCAAGTATTGCCAAAGAACTACTTCCTGGACTTAATGCAGTTTTTGGAATAGAGTATGGCAGCGTAGACGAAGAACACAAACCATTATATGAAATAGAAAACTCAGACAGAGCATTTGAAGAAGAAGTACTCTTCACAGGCTTTGGTGCTGCACCTGTTAAAGGTGAGGGTGCTGCTGTAGTTTATGATGATGCATCAGAAAGTTATACTTCAAGGTATACTAACGAAACTGTAGCATTAGCATTCGCAGTAACTGAAGAAGCTATGGAAGATAATCTATACGACACTTTTGCAAAACTAAGAGCAAAAGGATTAGCAAGAGCTATGGGAAGTACAAAACAGCAAAAAGCTGCTGACTTGTATAACAATGGCTTTACAACAAATCAAGGTGATGGTGTACCAATGTTTAGTGCAGCACACCCAGTTATAGGTGCAGGTACAGTAACTAATATTACTACTGCAGCAGCAATATCTGAAGCAGGTATTGAAGCAGCAATCATTCAGATACAAAAAACTACTGATGATCGTGGTATTCTAGTTGGTGCATCTGGTGTTTCATTACACATACCTACAGATCTAATGTTTACAGCAGATCAACTATTAAATACTCCTGGTGCTACAACTTTATCAGCAGGTAACTTTAATTTAAATGATATTAATGCTGTTAGACACTTAGGTGTATTACCTGATGGATTCTATGTGAACAGAAGATTTACAGATGTAAATGCTTGGTTCATTAAAACAGACGTACCTAATGGTACTAAAATGTTTAATAGAACTCCACTACAAACTAAAATGGAACCAGATTTCGATACTGGCAACTTACGTTTCAAAGCACGTGAAAGATATTCTTTTGGTGTTTCTGATTGGCGTGGTTGGTTTGGTAACGCTGGAGCCTAGTCAATAATATATTGGAGAAGAGTAGAAATATTCTTCTCCTTTATAATGTAAGGAAAATAAATGGCAAATAATTATACAAGTAAATATTTTGGTGGAGCAACAAATGGGGTTGTTGTAACAACTTCTGATATATCAAGAGTTACAGCAATACATGCAACAGCAGTTACTGCTGCAGGTACATTTGCATTATCAGATAGTACAGGAGATAAAATTAAATTTCAAGTTTTGGTAAGTAGCATGTCAGATATTTATATAGGAGATATGGGTATTAGATTTGATGGAACTGTTTCAGTTTCTGCACCTTCAGATGGAAGTTCAATAACTTTAATATTAGGATAAAAAATGCCTAACTATTCTTATTTAAAAGATGATATTGTAAATACAATAGAGAACGATTCAAATGAGTTTGCTACGCAAATTCCTTTCTTTGTACAAAAAGCTGAAGATCGTTTAATAAAAGAATTAGATGATGTAGCTTTAGATACATATTCTTCTGTTACTTTTACAGCAAACAATCCAGTAGTAAGTTTACCTGATGGTGCATTAGTTGTACGTAATGTAAACTTTACAACAAGTGCAACTGTATTTGGTGAACCAACTGGTATTATACCTTTATTACAAAGAACATATGAATATGCAATAGACTATTGGAATAAACCTACATCTGTAGGAACTCCACGATATTATGCACGTAAAACAAATACACAAATTTACGTAGTACCTACACCTACTTCTACATTAGCAGGTGAAATACAATATACAAAACAACCTTTAGCTTTATCAAGTGCAACAGGTACAAGTGCTACAACTTCTAATTACTTTAGTGAAGATTGTTATAATGCTTTATTTAATGCATGTATGATAGAAGCTAATTATTTTATAAAAGATTTTCAAGTTGTTCAATCATGGGAAGCAAAGTATAAAAATTCAATAGATGCTCTTCGCAATCAAGCTAGAAGAACTAGAAGAGATGATATGCAAACACCAGCAAGTCCTGCAGGTGGACCAACACCAGTTATACAAGGTGCTAATTAGTGGCAACAAATAGATCTAAAATAAAACAACAAGTTAAAGGTAAACTTGGTAGTGGAAAAAGATTTAAAGAATTAGTAAAGAAAACAGGATCTAAAGCATTAGCTGCTTATATAGGTCGTAAAAAATATGGTAAAAAGAAATTTCAAAAACTAGCAACTAAAGGAAGAAAAAGGAGAAGCAAGACATGAATAAAGATTTTATTACTGGAGGACAAGGTAGATTTATATCTAGTTTAGCACCTAAAGATTCCAGCATTACAAGTGGTAAACCAACAGGACAAGGATTTGGTGCAGCTCGTACAGGACCTGCAGTTAAAGGACCTATTGAAGCTGTATCTGATGCAGACTATCCTCAAGGAGAATCATTTGATATAGGTGGTGTTAAAACATCACCAGTAATAGGAGTTAAATAATGTATGGAAATAAAAATATGAAAAAACCTATGGGTGGATTAACAATTAAAATTCAAAAAAGACCTATGGGTGGTAAAGTTTATAAAAATACTGTAAATAGACCTATGGGTGGTAAAGTATACAAAGTAGATAACAAAGGACAAAACTTAGTTAATAAA